AACTTCCGCAGGATCAGATCGCGGGGTGACATGGCGGGCGCTATCGCACACGTGTTGCATCTGCAGGTCAAGTGCAAAATCAGATATGCGGGCTGGCGGATTGCTACCGGAATCGGGCGGATCGGTAGCAATCGGTAGTTGGTTCGGCCGGGTGTTCAAACGCGTGTTTTATTCCGTTAGGATTCGCGATTGTTCCACGGAACGGCTGTTAGGGGGCGCTAACGGAAAACGCGACGGTCGTTAAACGGGCGTTTGAAATCCCACCCGTCCCACCCGTTCACCCTTAGTTTTTGAAACTAACTCTTTTGATGTTCATAGTGACAGCGATTTCAAGTGAGTTATGGCTTTTTTTCCATGTCCTAATATGCCTTCTCGTGGGAAAATATGCGCAGTCAGTAGGGGATTATAGAATTTAATGGTGAACGGGTGGGACGGGTGGGGCGGATTGGTCCATCCATGCACGGGCGAACAGTGAACCCCGGCTGCGGGGATGGGCAGGTTTCTGATTTTCCTTTCTGAATCCGACGCGGATTCAGAAAATGTTCCACCAACGCCGCCCGGTTTTTTCTTTTTCCAGAAGCAGCAAGTCGATCCATTCCCGGATCGTGGCAAAGGAAGTGGGATCAATGTCCCATTCCGGGAAATCCGCATGAAGGCGCAAGCCTTCGGTGAGGAATCTCTCCTTCTTCAGGGTGGACGCCAGGTAACGCGTGATGAACACGCCGTCTTCGGTGATGGTTTCATCCGTCCCGCGTCTTTTCTGTCGGGTCAACCGATCATAAAACTCCACCATTGCCCGTCCGCTCTCGGGGCAGGGAATCAGACGAAGCAGGAACCGGACGTAATGCGGGGTGGTGAATTCCAGGATGTGGGATGTATTTTTCATAGGAATAGCTCTCGTTTTTTGTCTCAAAATCCCGGCAGGCCGGGTGCTTCTTCAGGAGGTTCCGCGACGGCTGCCCCGATCTGGCCGGGCTGTTCGATCACGTAGTGTTTTCTTTCCCTATGCTCTTTCCGGATCGGGTCGTATTCCATCTCGACCACGCGGGAGAAGTTGAGTCCGTCCACGATGAGCGGCGCGCCGTTGGAATCCTTGTAGAGCCTCCCGAGCATCTTGCCTACGCGCACTTCCAGCGCTTCGGACGTGGCCTTTCCCGGGAAGTGGCAATCGTGTTCCTCCGCCGCGTCGGCCATGTCGGTGGCGGTCAGCGCGTGGCCCTGGTAGCCGTCGCGCAGGATGCCGTTGATCACGTCGCGCAGAAACTGGAGCTTCGGGTTGGCGGCGCGCAACTGCTCCTCGCGGTGGCCGTCGAGCAGTGGCGACAGGCCGAAGATGTTTTGGACGATCCAATCCATCGGCTGGCACCAATCGCGGAAGTCGTGGCGCGTTTCGCGAGTTTGCGGGCGGCCTGCGGCGTTCCACTCGCGGATCACGGCGTGCACCGCGCCCAGGTAGCGCGGCTGGTGGGCGCGCACGTGCGCCTCGATGTTGCCCTCAGGGAAGGCGGCCCACTCGTGGTCTTCCGGGCGCTTGCGGATGCGGGTGATCACGGAGCGATTTGCCAGGTCGCGCGTGAGTTCCGCGCCGTTGGTCGCCAGTTGCCACAGAAACGGGCTGCAATCGATTTCCGCGCACGAGCGCAGGGACCGGCACTGCACGCGGCCGTGCCCGCGGATGGCTGTTTCCAGAATGGTGGAGTCCATCTTGCCGCGGAAGTTGTCGAACGTGATGATGGGCCGTCCCGAAATCAGCGCGGTGGAAACCTTCTCGTCCAGGCTGCCCACGCCGCCCACTGATTGGGTGATGAGCGTCGCGCGCTCGTTGTAGATCGCGCACACCAGCTTGTGGCGGTAGGTCTTGCCCGCCTGGCTCTGGTCGGCCTCGGCGATGTCCAGCGGGAAATCCCCCGTGATCCATCCGCCAATCTTCATCGCCGGCCCCAGCATGGACGCCACCGCGCGGGCGGCATCCCCGCCGGACGGGAAGTCGAAGTCCTGGAGCACGCCCAGCAGCAGCGCCACGGCTTCCTGCGCGTCCATGGCGGGCGTCTCGCCGCCGTGGCTGATGAAGGTGCCCCCGGCGTGCGCGTGCCACCCCTTGCTTAGAGTGGCGGCCGCGCCCGGGCCATTGGGTACCAGCACCGATGCGGCCACCAGCTGGCGCACGGGGGGCAGGCAGACGCGCGCCGCGTCGCTGGCCATGGAAACCTTGGCCGTGGCCACCGGGAAAAGCGTGGGTCGCCAGGATACCTTGCCATCGTCGATCTCCTTGCGGGCCACGCGCGGGCCGAAGGTCTCCACCACCGAGCAGAAGCGTTCCGGGGCCACCGGCGTCAGTTCAAAGTCGCCATTGGATGCTACGGCCACCTCGTGCACCACGCAGCCGCGCATGAACAGGCGGCGTGTCGGGCCGATTGCGGAAAAAATGTGGTGGGCGGCCAGATCGTGGGTCACGTCGCCACCCGGCACCGGGAAGATGATCGCGGGGATCGCGTGGGCACCCTTGGGCCGCGCCGGACCTGGCTGGGTGGTTGGTGATGGATCGCCCCCGTTGGCTGGCTGGGCATGCGGCACCGCGTGGGGGGGGGGCGGTGCCGCTGCGCTGGTGGGAGCGCCGGGAATCCACCCGTGTTCCCGGGCGATCATGATCAGGGTGCCGATCTTCACCGTCTCCAACCGGTGGACGAACTTGTAATCGAGCTCGCCGCTTTTCCCGCATGGAGACCACGCCTCGAGCGCCGGCTTGGCCGCCTCGCCGAATTCCGCGAAAGCCGCGCTCACCAGGCGCATCCATTCCTGATATTCCATCTTGGGCGGGATCACCGCGAGCATTTCGCGCAGATCGTCCAGCGTCAGGTCGCGTCCGCCGTGGCCGCCCCCGCCGCGGATGACCAACCCGCCGGACTCACTGATCTGATAGCGGGCCCGCGGCGGGGCGGCTTCTTCCGATTCGTCCGATTCGTCCGCGTCTCCAGGCTCGTCTTCCGGCTTCGGAGAAAATTCCACCGCCGGGCGCGTGTGCAGCCAGGCGTCCGGGTCATGGGAAACAAAGCACAGCCGTCCGGTGTCCTTGCACGCGCGGTCGATGCGCAGCCCCAGCGCGAGGAAATGCGCCTCGGCGGCATGGAACGCCGCCTTGTGGGTGGCGGTGTCCGCCGGGATTCTCGCAATCCCTTTGACGCCCGCGCCGGACGGGGTGACAAACCCGGCCACGATGTGCGGGTCGCCGCGCAGGATCTCCACCATGTCCGCGAGCAGGAAGCCCCCGTTATCCTTCGCGTCGAGGTCTATTTGCAGCAGTCCGTTGTGCTCGAAGCGTCCTTGCTCGGCGGCCTGTTTGCGCGGCCCGGCGGTCACACAGCCGGAGATCGATACGGCAGGCAGCTTGCGCTTGAGCGCGTCGGCCGATTTTCGGTCGCCGTTGCCCATCTCATTGCGCGCCGCCGCCACTTGCTGCGCGAAGTCATCCCCACGGATGCCCTCGATCAGGTCTGCCAGCGTCACGGTGGCGGACGGCTTGGTAGCCTCCGCGTTGCGGTAGTAATCCATGGTGATCCTCGTCGCCGGTGTATTCAGTTTTGCGGAGAGCACGGAGGATATGGAAGGCATGGAAGTGGAGAGTCATCATGTGAGGGTGAGCACCGGCGCGGAGGTGTCGTTTGACATCCCGTCCGCGATACGGCGGTGGAAATCGCGGGCCTGCGGGCTGATGAACATGCCCGCGAACCAATCTTTCAGGTGCAGCCCGGCCAGCGAGCGCACGCGCGAAACCGCCACGTATGCCTGCCCGGGTTCGCGGGCGGCGCGGATGTCCACCAGCGCGGCGTCGAGCGTGAGCCCCTGGCTCTTGTGGATGGTGCACGCCCATGCCAGGCGCAGCGGGTATTGCTCGAACACCGCGCTGCCCTCGCGCGTCGGGTCGAACTCCCACGTGTGCGGGCCGACGTGGATGGCGCGGCCGTTGTCGAGAGCGACCATGATATTATCCCCGCCCCAGCCATTCACCGTGCCCAGGTCGCCGTTGGCGGCTTGCAACGCGTCGGGCCGGTCGGGATCGCGCAGGTTCGCCGTGACCATGACCCGCGCGCCGGGCTTGAGGATCAGCGTGGTCGGCGTGACCAGGTTCTTCTGCAGCCACTCGATTTCCTCAGACGGCCCGGTGCCGGTGGCGGAGAATTCCATTTCCGGGCAGTCGATGGTGCCCAGTTGGTAGGAATTCCACTTATCCACCTGCGTGTTGTGGGTGAAGAGACGCAGCAGGTTCTTGTCGGGAAAAAGCGCCACGCGTTTTTTCAGGATCGCCGCGGAGTCCTTGGAAATCGCGCCCTCTCGGAAATCGTTGAGGATGCGCACGAACTCCGGGTCATCCTGCCGGTGCACCTTGCGCAGCGTCACGTTAGAGAAATCCATCGCCTGCCACACCGGGGAGGTGAACGCCCAGTCGTAGCGCCCGGATTTGGTGACCGGCGGGAGCTGCAGGAAGTCCCCGACGGCGATCACCTGGATGCCGCCGAATGGGCGCCGGTCGCCGCGGGCCTGTTGGCAGACGTAGTCCACCAACTCCAGAATGCGCCCGGGCAGCATGCTCACCTCATCGAGCACGAGTGTCTTGGTGCCCTTGATGCGGGCCTTCGCCCCATCCCATGTCCGGCCTCGTGAACGCATGTAATTGAAATACTCGTCGAACGACTGGCCCGGCTTCGGCCCGATGCCTATGCCCGCCCACCGGTAGATCGTGGACGTGTCCACGTGTTCGCCGAACATGGCCAGCAGCTTGTCGCGCAGATTGAGCGCGGCCACCCCGGTCGTGGCGCACACTTTCAGCGAGCGGTCGCCCACGCGCCGGCGGATGGCCTCCACCGTCACGGATGATTTGCCGGTTCCGGCCGGGCCGGTGATGAACACGTTGCGCCCCTCGTTGATTCTGGCCAGCGCGGCGAGTTGGTCTGGATCGGGTTTCATGATTCCATCTCCGCGAGTTCGCTGATTCGGATCAAACACCCCGGGCTTTTCCTCTCCGGGCTTTCGTAATGGCGCGTCACGCGCATTTCGCACACCTGCGCGTCGTCCAGCCAGGCGTGGATGCCGGTCAGCGCGTCCAGCACCGCTTTTGCCAGGTTATCCACGTCAGGCTTCCCGTCGTGGATATAAACCGGAGACGAGTCTTTCAATTTCCCGTTAGACCGGAAGTGTGACTTCGGGCGCGGCATGTAAAACGCGAGTCCCACGGCCAGCGGCGCATGCAGGCATCGGCCTTCCAGATCGGCGCAGGCGCGGGCGATCTCGCCCTTCCACCCTTCCGCCGTGCCCGGATCATAGACCGCCGCCCGCCCGCCGCGCACGAACGCACGCGGGCGCGGTTGGCCCTTGGGCACGCCCTTGACGAGCCATGATCCGACAAAGGAGGTCCTGATCGTCATTTCCTTCATGCGGGCACCCTCCCGTGGCGGTTGACCCATTCGGCGATTTCGCGGGCGAACTGCACCCGCATGATGGTGAACCACCCGCATTGCTCGCGCGTCAGGGAGAACCCGGCGCATTCGTCGTCATCATCCATGGATGCCAGCTTCTCGCACATGGCTATTTCCATGCCAGTCATGCGCCGGCGGCAGCGTGCCAGCATCGCCTTGGCGTGCTCGGTCGTGTCGTGGTCGTATTCCATTTCAGTATTCCCGCGCCTCCGGTTTGGATTTCCGGCCCTTGCGGCCGCCCTTGGCTTCCGGCTTCGGTTCATCGGCTTCGAATAACAAATCATCCACGCGGCCGCGCAGCTTTTCCCGCACGGCTGCCGGCAGTTGCGTCCCGATGCCCGCTTCCAGACACAAATCCATCCCGGCCAGCGTGTCCACTGGCAGCGATGTTCCGAGTTCATATAACTTCGCCTCGATCCTCTTCGGGCCCTTGGCATCCGTCAGTGCGCGCATCATTCGCACGGATTCCGGAGAGATCCATTTTTCCTCGGCTTCCGGCCATCCGGTGAGCCGCAGCACCATGCGCTTGATCCCGTGCTTGAGCGTCTCGCCCGCGCGTGTCTGGCTTAGCGCGTAATCCACGAACGCCCGCGCCGTGCCGTCCGCCAGCAGTTGCTCCAGCATCTCGCCGCGATGATGGGAAGTCGGCTGTTGCAGCAAGTCGACAAACGTGTCTTCCAGCAGTTCCTCGCTCCACTCCCGGGACCCCTCGTCCGACTTGTCCGACTCGTCCGAATCATCCTCGATGTCCAGCGGCATCACGAGTTGCAGATCCATGTTCGTCATGCGTTCGGTTTTCACCGTCTCGCCGGTGTCCAGGCGCACCGTCTGCTTGTGCTCCTTGTCCGGCGCGCTATACATCACCCGGCATTCCACGCTGCGCCACTCCTTGCCGTCGCGCACCTTGCGGCTCAGCTCGTCGGCCTTGAACTGTATGCTCGCCAGCTGGTCCTTGTAGCTGTCGGCGGCGGTCTTCTTCTGTGCCTCCACCTGTTCCATGTCTCCCAGCGTGGTTGCCAGGAGTATGCCGTATTCCCTGCGCTCCTTGTCGTTCAGGTCGCAGATGAGATTCTCTTTGATGGTCTTGCTTTGCATATATATATGTGTTGTTGGTTGGTTGGTTTGGTTGGTTGGATTCAGATTTCCGCATAGCTCTTTTTGGGCGGAAGCCCCGCCTTGGCTCTGCGTTCGTTCTTGACGCGGAGCCTCTCGGCCTTCGCGTCACCTATCCGCACCCGCTTCGCGTGGGCGCTTTGCTTGTGGACAAGGAAGTGATCGTAATTTTTCATGGCTTGTCGCATTCTGTTATCTGCTGGAAACCACCGGCTTGAGGAACACCCGCAGGCCAATGGCTTTCCAATAATCGTCGGACTCCGGGTGGCCGGCGTCGCGGAGTTCCTTGAGAATCTCGGCGCGCTTCTCGGTGATGGTCACCAGGTCGCGCCGGCCCCTGGCCAGCAGGTCCATGTCGAGCACCTCGAAGTCCGCCGTGAAGCGCACGCCGTCCGCCACCCGGGCCGCGGCCGTCCCGTCGCTCGCCGCCATGCGCGCCGCCGCCGCTTCCATCCGCGCCTGTTCCGCCTGTCTCGCGGCGATCACGTCGCCGATGTTGTTGGTCTCGTCAGCTTTTGCGGCAGCTTCCGCCGCTGCTTCGCGCGCGGCCCGCGCCTCATCGAACGCCTTGCGCTCGGCGGCCTCCGCAATGGCCTTCGCCCGAGCCACTTCCGCCGCGTGGTCGCCCACCAGCTTGCGGATGCGCGTCTCCTCGCACTCGATGCCGGACAGGAAATCCTTGGCCGCCTGGTCGATGAGCTTTCCGATGCGGATCACCGGTTCCTTCACATCCTTGCGGCTTTTCTCGACCAGCGTGCGCATGCCGGCCAGCGAGCGGATCACGCCCTGCGCGTCCGCGCTCTCGTCATTGTCGCGCACGGCCAGCACGCGGGATGCGCTGGCGATGAGTTGTTGTTTCTTTTCCTCCGCCTCCGGGGCGATGAACAGTTCGTATCCCTCTCCTTTGAGGATGAGGGCCGTGGTTTCGTTCGTGGTGTCGTTCATATATGTATGGTGTTGATGTTGGTGTGGAAAATCAGTCGTCCAATAAGGGATTGTTCACCAGGTCGCGGATTTCTTTCACCGTTCCCGGTTGCGTGACGGTGGAGACGATGACTCGAACCCATTCGATCCGGTCTTCATCCGGCAGGTTTTCGATGATCCCGGTGATGTCGATTTCAGTGTTGATATATATATTCGCTTTCATGGTTGTAATGTCATTGGTGGAAAAATCCGCTCATGTCGGGCCGGCCGTTGCGCACGTCACCCGTGCAGATGCAGTGGCCTGTCAGCAGGCTGCGGGCGAATGAGTGGTAGCACTTCGGGCATGTGTCAGAGGGTAGGGGCTGGTAGCGTGCCGCGCGGGCGATGGCCGCGAGCTTGTCCATGATGCTCAATACGGCTCGTTGTCGGCCCTCGCCGCCTGCGGATGGCACCACAGCAGCCATGGCAGCCGGTGGACCAGCATGGGCGGCAGGCCTTCCCTGTCCGGCCTCACCGCCAGCCAGATCACGTCGGGTTCCTTCGGGTCTCGCATCACGCAAAGCGAGCTCTCGAACGCGTTCAAAGCCGCATGCCAGGTTTCCACCTCCCTGTCCGCCGGCACCGGCGTCATGTCCAGCGCCTCGCCCGCGCCCAGCGCCAGGCTGCGCGGCTCCGGTTCCTCCGGCGGCCCGCTGATTGGCGTGCGCTGGCCGCGCGGCTCCGGCCCGCCAGGCAGGCTCTTGGACAGCACGATGCCCGTCACCCGCTTTCCCGGCGGATCGATCCGGTCGATGGCCTCCCGGGTTGCGGTGTCTTCCTGCTTGGTCTGTTTGGCTTTGCCTTTGGCGGCCAGCAATTCGGCGATGGTTGGCATGGTGATTTTTTTAATTGTAGCGGCGGCCTGTGACCGTCGCTGGTTAGAGCGGAGCGGGAGGCGGCGCGTAGTGCGGCTTACCAAGACCGAGCCCTTGCGGGCCACCGCCTCCCGCCCGCAAAGCCCGACCCCGTTTCCAGGGTCAGGCGTGGCTGGTTGCCGGTCTCTCCCGGCTGTCACGTCTGGTTCAACTACTGTCCCGACGTCCGGACGCACACCCGCGGAATCCCTCCGCTAAATCAGTAATCGGGATCTTCTTCGCCGGCCGTGGCACCGAGCAGTTCCTCCACTTCGGTGAGCGCGGCGATCAACCGCTTGTCGTCGGCCTTGGGCTTCGCGTTCGCCTTGGCCTTTGGCAGCCAGTTGTCGATGAGCGCCTGCACCGCCTCCGCGTCCAGGTCGCCCAGGTCCACGCCCGCATGTTTGCCCACATGCACCTTGCACTTCTGCCAGCCCGCGCGGCCCTCGTCGTCCCCGGCCTTTGGTGCGGACCGGTAGCCCGCGGACGATCCGCTTTCGCTTGCTTCCCCGCCTTTCTCCGGGCGTTCGCACACCCGCGTGTATTTGCCGCTCGCCTTGATCGGCTCGTCCTTGTCCGGCCCGATGAATGACAGAGCGGCGTAGGTCTTGCCGTCCTTGCTGCTTTCCTCGTGTCTGATGATGAGCTTCGCGCCCATGCCGATCAGGCCTTCGGTGTCGAACTCGTCGAGTTCCTGCGCCGTGAGGTCGCGCCCCAGCAGGCGCTTGAGATCCTTGCGCAGACTCGCCTTCTCGTTGAGGGACGGCGTGTAGGGGCGGCTCCACACGCAGAAGCGCTTGCCCTCGTTATCCTTCACTTCCGTTTCATAGACCAGGCGGAACACCTCGCGCTCGCCGTATTCGCTCTGCACCTTCTTGAGGGGTGTCACGTCCACGATCACCGCCTTGACGGTGTCGTCGGTTTCAGGATGCGGAACAAAGTCGCCGCCCTTTTTTTCTGATAGTTTCATATTGTTATATTTGGTTGTGTTGGTTCAGGAGATTTTTTTCAGCGCATCGGCCGGAACATCCAGATGGACAGCGCCAGGACCACGAGGATCCAGATTGCCGCGATCATGTATCCGGTGATCATGCTAGAGGATGGAGGTAAGGATTGCCGCCACCGCAAAGGCTATCGAGCCGATCACGGCGATTGCGCCGATCACGGTCAGCGGATGAGGCCGGCGCTCCTCGCGGTAGCGGTTCACGGCCCGGTGGCGGCGTTCGCGCATGGCGTCTATTTCATCTTGTGCGGTGTGGTTCATGGTGTTGGTTGTTTCTTTTGTGTTAGTGTTTGGTTTCCTTCCCGGCCCGATTTTTGTGCACTGGATTACCTGGACTGAGGGCTAGGGCGGCGTCACCCGCTTGCCGGGAAGGAAAAGTTTTTGCTATCCGCCCGCTGGGTTTTCGGATTCGCCCAGCAACCGGCGGATTTCCGCCTGGCTCACCCGGCAGCAGCCTATGCCCGGCACCGTGCGCACGATCCCCGCGGCGATCCGGCGGTGGAGCGTCGCATAGGACACGTTCAGCGCCTGCGCGGCTTCCCGTAAGGTCAGCGGACGCGAATATGACCCCGCGGCGTTGAGCTTGCGATAGATCGCGTCCGCCAGCTCGTCGAGCTGTGCGTCGTTCAGGCGGACTTCTAGAATCGTGGCGCTCATGACGGGTCGGCGGTTAGGTCGTTAGGTGCGGCAACCACCACATCCGGCTTCGGATCGGCGGCTTCGGCGGCTTCTGCTGCGTCAAAAAGCCCGATGCCCGCGTCGAACATCGCCCGCGTTTCAGTCCCCACCGCAAACAACGCGGCCACCTTCGCGCGGAATCCCTTCAGCGTGCCGCGCCAGCACCCGGACTGAACACAGTCGGCAGCGGGCCGATAGATCGTCATCTGTCGTTGCGTGCCTAACGGACCAAACGTGACGACACGGATTGAGAAAACCGCGCCGCTGAGGTCCGCGCTTCCGAGGTCCGCGCCGGAGAGGTTCGCGTTTCCGAGGTTCGCTCTTCTGAGGTCCGCGCCGGAGAGGTTCGCTCCGCTGAGGTCCGCGCCGGAGAGGTCCGCGCCGGAGAGGTTCGCGTTTCCGAGGTTCGCTCCGCTGAGGTCCGCGCCGTAGAGGTTTGCTCCGCTGAGGTTCGCTCTTCCGAGGTTCGCGCTTCTGAGGTCCGCGCCGGAGAGGTTCGCGCCGTAGATGTCCGCGCGCTCACCCTCCGGATCGTCATTTCGCCAGGCGTTATGTTTTGCCAGAATGTCGGCGAGTTGTTCGCGGGTGGGGGAGAATATGGGAGTGCTCATGGGGTGTGCGGGGTCAGTGGTGATTGTTCTGTTTTTGATTACTTTCGTTAGGATGGATTGGCGGCGCGCTGCGCGAGCATTTCCTGGATCGTGCCGCCCGTGCGGGCCGGTTTGGATTCGCACACTTCCACGGGCACCGGCAGGCACCCCGCATGCCGGGCCGTCCGCCAGCGCACCGCGCCTTGAATGTAGATCCCTTCCGCCAGCGAGAGCACCGGAACCGGAACCTCCTGGAAAAACGTGTCCCGGTTCTGCCCCTTCGATGCGCTCGCATACCACCGCAGGCTGCTGGCGGCGCGGCTTACGCAAGCCAGCAGATCCGAGCACCGCCGCGCGTCATCGCGCAGATCCAGCCCCAGCGTGCCTATCCACTCGGTCAGCGTCATGCGCTGGCCGTCGCACAGCGCCCGCGCATCGTCCGGGTGGAACGCGCCCGTCCGGCGGATCGCCGGGAGCACCTCGGAGGTCACCCACCGCCGGAAACGCTTCGCCGCAGCCTTGCGCGATTTGAACGCCAGATGATACAACCCGGATTCGGTGACGTGCAGCATTTGCTGCACTCCTCCAAGGGTATCCGTTAAGGTTATACCCTTTTCATCATCATCCAGCGTTTCAGTCGCCTTGCTGACATTCGTCAGATCAAGCACCGCGCAAACATCGGTGGCGCAGAAGAGAGGCGCGTGGGGAGTGCCGGAAATCCGGATCACCGCGCCTTCAAAACATTCAGTCAGGTGGAAACTCATGGTCGTGTTTCTTGGTTAGGGGTTGTTGGGAGGGGTTGGCAGCCGGGCGTCATCATCGTCATCGACTTCGGTTTCCTCCTGGCTCGCCAGGAGCATCCGCCCGATGTGGAAGCGGATGAACGCGCCCTCGCTGCGCTCCTCAAGCGCGGCGTGTCGTCTGATTTTCTCCCGCAGCGAGGTCGGAAGCCGAAAAGCAATTTTGGCTGTTTTCATTCTCAGGGCGGGTGTTAGGCGGGATTGGCAGCCGGGCTAAATCCGGCATTGGCTGCGGCATTGTCCAGAATCTCGCGAATCACGTCGGGAATGGTCTTGCCCGTCGCGGAGTAGGAAATCAGGAAGTCCTTGGTGGATTCCGGCAGGTCGCTCAAAGCGATGTCCGGCAGCTTCAGATCGGATGTTGTGGCAGGCGCTTGCGTTGTCATGAATGCAAGATTGTATAATTCTTATCCCGTCGCAAGATAAATTTTCACTTTCCTGAAAATAATTGTAGAAACCTTATCTAAAGGTTGTTACGATTCGCCCATGATTCCATTTGACGAGATTGACCAAAGATTGAAAGCGCTAGGGAAAGATCGCGCGTGGCTCTCCGAAGAATCGGGAAGAAAACCAGATTCAGTTAGGGTTGCACTAGCCCCCAACGCCCTCGCTGCCAAACGTTCAGAACTGCTTCAAAAAGCTCTTTCCGACGCTATTGAGCGCGAGGAATCGTCGCGCGCGGCCAAGGCGGATCTTCCGTCCCGGCTTGCCGTGCAACCTGCGAACGAGGAGGAATTCCGCGCATGGTGCCGCGCATACAAGGCCAGCGCGCACGACACTCTTGAGGATTGGGCCATCGCATCGCTGAATGACGCAGCCGCCCAATGGCTGGCCTCCGGCAAAGCACCGCTGGCTGCCCTTCCGCCCGCGTCCTCACCAACCGCTGCCGCGAGTGTTCCTGCCCGCGCCTGAATCCCGTTCCACCCCTGTCCCTACTGCAAGCCATGAACGACAACAACCACGACTTCACCCGCATCATTGACGAGCGCCGCGCCGCAGTGGCCCGCGAACATGAAGCCCGGCAGCTTATCCTGCGGGAAGAGGAGGAGCGCCGGCGGCTCAACCTTCAGTTGGTGGAATCCACCCTCGCGGATATCGTGCTGCCGCTCTTCCGGGAAGCCGCCGCCGCTGTGGCCGCATGTGGCGGATATTCCCGCGTGGAATCCACCCATGTGGAAACAACCCGGCAATCAAGGATCGTCCTGGTAGCGGCACTGTGCGCGCACGGCGAACTGGCCGTGAACACCACTCAGGCTCATTGCCGCCTGTCCTATGAAGGCGATCCCGCCACGCTGTCCTTCGGCATCACCAATAACGGCACCCAGCGGGCGGCCGCGCCCATCGTGGCCATCACCGAAGAGAACGTCGCCGTTGAAATCACATCCCTCTTGCGGCAAATCTGATCTCAGCCCAGCAGCTTCACCGCCTCCAGGCTGTGGTCGTCTCTGATGTGCCCGTAAGTTTTCATCGCCAGCGCCCCGCCGTCCGCGTGTCCCAGCCACTTCGCCACCGTGGGGATGTCCACCCCGCGCTCGATGCACCAGGTCGCGAAGAAGTGCCGCAGATCGTGCACCCGCATCGGCGGCAGGGTGAGAGCCTTCACCGCGCTTCCCAGCGCCCGTCTGGGGCTGCCCATGGCGAACAAGCGGCCCGTCTCCCCCTCCAGGCGCATCTCGCCCAGCACGGCGCGCAGCGGCGCGGAAACAGGCACCTGCCGGAAGCGGCGGCTTTTCGTGTCCCCGTCCGCCCCCACCGTGATCCACTCCGGCCCCACGTCACTCCAATCGAGCGCCCGCAACTCGCCGTGGCGCATCCCGGAGAATGCCAGGCACGCCACCATGCGCGATGATTCCAGGCACAGCCGTTTCCCGCGCGTGCGGATGTGATGAACAATCGCGTCCATGTCATCCTTTCCCGGCATCCGCCGGTGCGCCTTGCGGCCCGGCATCGGACGGAACCCGCGCGTCGGATCGTCGGCACGCACGCCGCCCTCGATGAGCACCGCCGCCAGCCGGCGGATCGCGGAAAGCAACCGGTTGGCCACGCTGGGCGAGTATTTGCGCGTCATGCGCTGCCACCACTTCGCCGCTTCCGCCTGGCTCCATGTCGCGCCATGGGCCGCGAGCGGCAGCGTGGTTTCGAGTATCCGCGCCACCGACTTGCCGTAGGAGCGCGTCTTTTCCGCCACGTGCGGCCGCTCCACCAACTCCCGGCGCACTACGGCCACCGCGTCGCGCAGCGTGCGCACCGGTGCACCCAGGCGCTTGCCCGCCGCCGCGCGTTCCTTGGCCAGGCGTTCGTCGCGCTTGATTTTCGCGATGCGCAGATCCCGCACTTTGAGCGACACCCGAATTACCTTGCCGCGCACCTTTGCCCGCAGGTAGTAGATGCCGTTCGCATGTCTCACCAGATTTTCAGCCGCATGTTGCCAATCGCTCACGTCCCAAGCGTGCGCGGATTATCATGCGTTGTCAATATCGGTGGTCAAAAGCGGTGGTCAAAAACCCGAAAGCAAGTTAGGAAATCTCCGCAACAAATTGAATCATAAAGAATTGCGCCTGTAGCTCAGAGGATAGAGCACCCGCCTTCTAAATAATCCAAGGGGTTTTTCACTGATTCTCAACATTTATCAATCCTTATGAAACAAGGGATTTCTTGAAATAACAACCACGGGAAGTATCCCGCTTTGCCGCCGGCGGTGGTCAAACCGCGGTGGTCAATAACAAAAAACGGCACCGGACGTTAGATGGCGGGCCGGATACGGCAGCGGACCTGCGAAACGTTGCGCCGCTTTTGGAATACCCCGCCGCCCTCGCGGCTGCCCTCCTTGTCCGTATTGCCCTCGATGGCCTGGAATGACCCGGCCGCGTCGCACACGGAGACCGCGATGCCGATATGGCTGAAATGATAGATCACGATGTCTCCGGGGCGGATCATGTCCGCACGCACGGGGCGGCCGGTGCTGGTGGATCCGTCCTGTTTGAGACTCCAGTTCTCGAAGTCCCAGGCACCGGCGGTTTGCGGGCGATTGAAGGTGGCGGTTTCCCTGACGCCCGAGAGCTTGAGCGCTTCCCGGAAACACCAGCAAACGAACGCGGCGCACCACGGCCAGCCCTGCTTCGGATTGTCCATCCATGTGGCGGCCTTGTATTGATTGACCCTTGGCCCGCAGTTCGTGCCGGCGATCTCGGTGACTCCGATTTCCTTGCGCGCCACGGCTATGAGTGCTTCTGATAGTTTCATGGAGGTGATGTTCTTACCCGCATGAATCCGGCAGGTTCGGGTCCGGTATCTGTCTTGATGACGGTCCAGTGGATCAGGTCGGGGGAGTGCTCGAAGATCCTCCTGATGTGAGGAATCACGGTGAGGGCATCTGAGGGATCCGACCAAAGGCCGGCGGAATTCTTTGCCCTGACCGTGACGAGGTAAGTTCTGCCCGCCTGCAAACCCGATAGCGATAGTCGGGCCTGGCTTGTCGGGTAGACCGATGCCGCCATGCCGAACACCTCGACTACGGAAACCTCATACACGGTCACCTGGTCCGAAACCGGATTGTCGTCCCAGGCGACGGTCAACGCCAGAACCCTGCTCACCTGGAGCAATGCCCACACCGCCCATACGAGCAGCATGAGCGTGAGCATCCTGATAATACGGTCCATGTCCGACATGGGAGCGGCTACTTGGTCGGACGGATCAGCGGCACCACCACTTGCAGCGCTGCGGCCGCCGCCGAAATGGAAGCGGCGTCAGGCCCCTTGGCTACGATCTCGGTCTTGCGGCCGTCAGGATCGGTGATGGTGGTGGTGGTGGTGGCGCAGCTTGCAAGCAAGGCGGCGCATGCGATGATTGGGTATAACGGTGTTGCTTTCATTGTGTTTGCGGGTTGCCCTTAACACGGGTGTTCAGTTCATGTAGGAGGTTGTTGTTCTCCGACATGATTATTCCGGTGGAGTCGAGTTGTTTACCGTTAGCCTTCACCGCGTCCAGCAAGGACGATACCGCGGGAGCCATGTCATCGACCTTGTCGTGACCCTTGTCGATCGATCTCGTCAGATCCGATATTGATTTGTTGGTCTCTCCCATGAGTGTGATGACGCTGTTGGCGAGGGTGGATACGTCCTGATTCTTTTTCTCATAACTCACCCAGAGAAATCCGAGCACCACCCAGGAGAAGGCCCACGGGCCGAAGAGCTTGATCACGGAGAAGGCGAAGCCTATGGGTGAATTGGGCACCGGCCATTCGGCGAGTTGTTGCTTGGTCGGTTGAGTCATGGAGTAACGATCTCTTTTATGGGTTCTGATTTCATTCCTTCGGTAAATTCAACAACTTCGCGTTTCACGAATGCCGCGGACACTGGGTCGAGCATCACGTCGTAACGCATCATCGGTGCAGCAGGTGCCCGAGTTTTGATGGCGGGATGGGCCACCTTGTCGAGATACGAGTTCACGGCATCACCAAGGACAATATTCGCCTGTGAGATTTCGTTGAACGTCGCCTCGTCGTCGTTGAGACACTCTAGGCACGGTGCCAGGTCGATCAGGCGGAACTGGTAGTCGCAGTCGCGCAGGGTGGCGGCGAGGTGCTCGCACGCCCGGGCGATGCGGATCACAAGTTCATCCCGCAGGTCGCGGGTCTTTTGAAGGTCGGTCTTGGTCTGGATCATGGGTTGTTTGGATCGGTTATGTCTCCCCAGAAAATGACCTTCACGAACCCCGAGCCGCCGTTACCACCCGCACCGGATTTCTGTCCGTTGGTTATTGCGCTGCCACCACCACCACCGCCTCCGCAATTACCACCAGCACCACCGGGGTTTCCGGCGAACGTGGTAGCAGATGCGCTGCCACCGCCGCCACCGGCACCGACACCAAGAATTGACGAATACCCACCAGCGGTCCCGCTGCCGCCGTTGCCCCCGTTTGCCCCAGCCACATACAAACTCGACATGACGGTGGTGGAACGACCGATCGCGCCACCAGCACCACCGGTTCCTCTTGCGGCATTGTTCGCCGTGATTCCACCGCCACCGCCGCCACTTGCCGGGGTGGAATTTGAACCGGCATTTCCGGCCCCGCCATTGGTTGTAGAAGCCGTGCCGCCACCGATATTAGAACTGAGCGTCCAGTTATAAAAACACGATCCGGCAGCACCAGCACCGGCAGCACCAGCAGTGAGGGTTCCGCCACCTCCACCCGCCCCTCCAACAGCGGTCACGGAGCCGCAGGTTGAAGCACTTCCCGTGTATCCAGTGGCTCCGCTGGTATCATCGGCAGTAACAGCGGCTCCTCCTTGTCCAGCACCACCGACCGAGAGGCTTGAGGCTTGACCGGCAGTCATTCCGACAAAGGCAAGGGGAACGCAGTCAAGTCGCACAATAGATCCACCAGCGCCACCACCACCGCCTGATTTGGCATCGGTCGAGATTCCGCGCCTCCCGCTGCCGCCGCCGCCACCACCACCAACAACGATCATGCTGACTGCTTTGGCGAACGGAGGGACAATGAGACTGTAACTTCCGGGAGAGGAGTATTGCCAGATGCCTAACAATCCCAGGCGTGCGTCACCACCGTCGGCCACCGTGCCTGCGGTCGTGCCGACTGCGCGGGTGGCACTGTTTCCAAGACCGAGTTTTGTCCGCATGTTGGCGGCACTGGTCTCGTCGAGAAGATCCACGGCGAACGCCGAAATTCCGGTGATCTCAGAGGTCTGGAGGATGCCGGATGTGTTTGCAGTTAGAACGACAGTGCCATTTTTGGACGGCCAGTACGCCTCGTAGTTTCCTGTCAACGAAGCAGGCCAGTAAATCACAAAACCGGGACCGGTCCCGGTCTGGTAAGCCTGGCAATTAGAAAAATAACCTACATGTTCGGCACTATACAGATCCTTGGTGTCGATTGCGGTAAAGTTAATTACACCAGTGCCACCAAATATGGCAACCTTGCCAGAGTCCGCAAACCCCTGCCCGCCAGTGCTTGTTGCTCGAGCCGCGGCATCACCCAGGTCACCTGGTTGTACTGATGCCTCCGCGGCTGCCTGTGCGGTTGCGGCATCTGATAACGCGGTGTCAGCAGTTCCCTGGGCAGCGTCCGCGGCAACTTGTGCGGTTGCGGCGTTTTCCAAGGCTGTTGCAACAGCAGTGAGTGCGGTCTCGGCAGATAATTTCGCACTTGCTCCTTTGTCACCTGGATAAGCAGTTCCCGCCACTACACCTAACTGAAAGTGTGGCGTTTGAGAATGATCGTAGGCAGCCTTTCCAAGGTCTCCCCGATATGCGGTATGGTCGGTCTCACCCAATGGCACCGCATTCGCCGGAGCGTGCTCTGAGATCGCATGCTGATAGGCGGCGTGTCCGTGGTCACCACGGTGCGCGGTGGTTTCGGTCTGGCCCAGCGCGAGCAGATTCGGCTTGTTGGCGACGTTGGTATTCCAGTCCGCGCCCTTGGTGGCGTCCGCCGGGGCGTGCGGAAGCTGTGAGTGATCGTAGGCTTCCTTGCCCCGGTCGCCGCGATAGGCGTCGCTTTCGCCCTCGCCGATTTCCACGACCGGATAGACCGTGAGATTGCCGTCATCGTCGAACCCGAGCACGCGCCCTGCGCGTTCATGCGGGCCGGGCAGCTCGCACGCCTGATCGATGGGATCAGTGACGGGGAAGCGCAGCGCCTTGACGGCCCGGGTATCGGCGATGAGGCGCAGGATCTTGTCCAGGCTGGCTTCCATCAAGCCCGATGGCAGGCGCTCGTTGTAGCGCAGGTTGAGGGTCTGGGTCAGGGCCGTGAGCCGGACACAGGTGATGATGTCACCGGGATCGGGGAGAACCGGGTAGGGCGGCTGTGGCAGCCCGCCGGTGGTGTCGAAGCCGATCACGGCACACGCCGGATTGGTGAGATCCAGGGTGTAATCGGTGCCCGGGAGTTGCAGCACGGGGATGCCGTCCGACTTTTCCAGCCATACTTGCAACTCGTCCGCGGTGGCGACGCGCAGGCCGGTGGAGTAGAATCCATCGTCATTATCACCGCTGCCCGGGGTGCCGGGCACGCCGTGGGAGATGCCCAGGAATTGGGTGATGACGTTTTCAGGCGAGCCGACCATGGGCGGAATCAAATCACCTTGCGGGGCCCGCTGGCGATTTCCCTGCTAGGAACTCAGAGAGGGTCCGCGTTTTCGATCATGCGCAGCGATTGGTCCACAAGATTGGAGAAGGCACCGGCTTCCGCCGCGCCCTTGTGGAAGAGCCCCAGGCCGATGAGAATTCTGTTGATCCGGCGTTCCATCCACATCACGCGGTTCTTGTCCGGTATATCCATGTGCCACAGCGCATCACCCAGATCCTTCATGGCCTTGAAAGCCTTGGTAGCCTTGGCCATTTCCGACATGTTCCAGCCGCTGGCCAGATCGCGGATCAAAGGGATGCCGCCGGCCGGACCCAGCAGCGCCTGGGCGAGCACGGCTTTGAGGCTCCAGTTGCGCTCGTCGAACCATTTGTCATCATCGCCGCCGTCCATCATGTCGCGCAGCATGCGGGAAATCACCGTGTTGATCAGGCCGGTGCTCAGCCAGATCGCGCCGGCGGTGGAGCGGAATTCCGCGCTGGTCAGCAGGCCGGCCGCGCTGTTTTCCTTCCACGCGCGGCGCGCGGACTCGAAGAAGAGCGCGCTTTCCTTGCGCGCGTCCGTGGCGAAGAGAAACAGCAACCGCGCCGCCTCATTGGATGACAGCTCGTAAAGCGAGCGCTCCGCGAGTTCCAGCGGCTGCGCGGTGCGCCTCACATCATCCTCGGTGAGACGGTCCGCCAGGGCGGAGGCGTCCGCCTCGGACAGCCCGGCGGCGCGTTCGCGGCGGAAGTGGTAATCCCAGGCGATGGCCGCGCCCAGCGCGGTGGATTGAGCGTCCGACGTGCCGATGAGCCGCATGGAGGCCAGAATCAGATTGCCGGCGCGGGTGGGTTTCTCGGATCTCAGGCGGGAAGTGGCCATCCGGAGTTCCGGGGAAAACCCGTTATCCGCGCGCAGCGTGATGTAATCCGCCTCGCGGAACCTGCGATAGCTGATTTTTCCGGCGGCGAAGCGTGCCAAACCGCGCGCCCAGTTCCCCACGCCGATGCGGCGCGCCGTGCCGAACGCGGGCAGCACGTAGTTCTTGATCAGCGTGGAGAATCGGAAGGCCAGGCCGAGCACCGCGATATTGCGCTGCATGCCGCGGATGAGATGGTCCACGCCATCCGAGACCTTGCGTTGCTTCAGCCCGTTCTGTTCGAACGCCAGCAGCCAGCCATCCAGCGCGTTGACCAGCGCCCGGCCGTGAACGGCCTCGATGGCCTGGCGGGTTTCCAGTCCGCCGAGCACGGCCTTCATTTCGCGCACCAGCGGGGCGAAGGCGCGCCAGTGTTCCGAGCTGGCGACGTGCCCCTGGAACACGCTCACAGCTCCTTGCAGCGCGGGGGCCAGGCTGTGCGAGGGGGCGCGGGTTTTGGTGAAATTGGCACGGAATCCGCCCTCCGGCACCATGCCCGCCGCTTCCGCCGGCCCGCCTATCTCCTTATCGGTGCCGCCACGCTCCGCGCGGAATGGCGAGTAATTTTCCTCAAGCGGCAGATCCACGCCGAACATTTCGCGGAAGACCACCGCAAGGGGTTCGTAGTTTTCCCGGTAGAATTCGCCCAGCCAATCCGCCATGGACATGGCCTCCGGCCCGAGCTGGTCCACCGCGGATTGCACGACGTCCGGGGTGAACCCGTGGAGTTCCAGATTCTTCGCGTAGCGCGCCTGGCGTGACGTGAGCACCAGCGTGACGGCCTGCATCGGCGTAAGATTGACTTCCACGGCCGTGCGCGTGCCGGTGGTTTTGAATTTGAGGAATTCCGTGGTATCGGCCCGGCCCTTGCGATCCACCGCGTTGTGCGCGTCGAGAGCCTCCTGGAGTGCGGGGAAATCCCCGGTGGTCAGCCCGTGCTCCGCCGGGTCGGCCGTGCCGTCGAGCAGGCCGGGCACGTTGGCCAGGCGGATTTCCATTTCCACGCCCGGCTCGCGGATTTGCTTTTGGATGGTGATGGATTGCTCCGCGCTCATTTCCCACAGGCGTTCCTGCACCTGGAAGATTCCGGGGTTTCCCATCGCGGCGGCTGCCGCTTCCAACCATGCCTTATCGGCCGCGAGCATGGCATGGGTTTTCTGTTTCTGCGCATCCCCCACCGCCTGATTCCAGCGGGTGACGAGCGAATGCCCGGGCCCCAGCAGGCGTTCCAATACCTGCACGAAGGAAAGGAACTCCCCGCTGCCCGCTTCCAGCGCGGTGCGGTTTTCGCGCGATGCCTCGTGCGCCGCGCGCTGCTGGCGTGCGGCCAGGCTGCCCACGCCGCCCTCTTCCAGCAGCTTGCGCACCTTGGCCTTGTGGCGGGCCAGCGTGTTGCGCACCAGCGTGTCGTGATCGCGCATGAGCGGCTCCGCTTCCGCCGGCGTCATGCCGTTGATGCGCCGGTGATCGAACTTCGGCATTTCAAAGCGCGGCAGGGTGACTCCCTTTTGCGCGGCGAGGGTTTCCAGCAGGATGCGCTGCAAGCCCGCCACTTCCGCCAGGCGATCCGATTCCTTGGCCTGCCACTCGTCGCGGCCGAAGGTGTAGGCACCGCGCAGCCATGAGAGTGCCGCCGCCTGGTCCGCCACGGTCTTGCCCTCGAAGCCCCCGGCGAGATCCAACACGCGGGCGCGGTTGGCCAGTTCCAGCGCTTCCGGGTGGACCACGCCTGGCACGCTCTCGTCGGCCATGCGTTGTTCCTCGTTTTCGATGGCCAGGCGTTCCGCGTCGAGCTGCGTTTCATCCAGCCCGTAATAGCGCTCCACCCAGCCGAACACGCGGTGCGCGTCCACGCCGATGCGTCCGCGCAGAGCTTCGCCGGGTTTGTTCTTCTTCGGCCTGGCCTTCTCGCGCAGGGTGGAGAGTTCCTTGCGGTGCTCGCCCTTGATCCACGCATCCACGTGTTCCTCTGCCAGCGCCACGCGGGCGGACAGGAACTTCAGCCGCGCCTCGTCGGATGCCAGCCTGGCAAGCTGCGTGTATCCGCCGATGCGCCCGCGCACTTCGGGCGGCAGCACCGTGAGGATGCCGTCGAGCATGGCCAGCGCGCGCAGCAACCGCTGGCGCGGACTGTAGTTGGCGGACTCCTCCTTGAGGCGTTCCCACTCCCACGCCTTGGCCTCCTCCTTGGCCTGTAAGCGCGCCTTGCGCACGTCCTCACGGGCGGCGGCCATGTAGCCGCGCATCTTCTCCACGGTGGCGGCCTCGCGCTTCAGCGCGGCCCACAGCGCGTCCGGCGTGGGCGCGTTGATCAGGCCCGCGCCGAAGAGTTCCTCCGCCGCCACATCCGGCGCGATCGTGCCACCGAACACCGAGCGCGAAACCCCGTCGGATCCATCGTAGTCGCCTTGTTTTTTTGGATCAAAGAAATCAATTCCGCGCCCGACAGCCTGTGCGTAGCCCATCAGGCGGCCGCGCAAGTGCGTTGCAGGATCGGCCAGCGCGGCATGCACCGGCTGTGCCTTGAGCTTGGCCAGATCCGGCTGATCGAGAATGCCATTGTGCCGGGCGTAGGCTTCTTCCTCAAGTTCCGCGCGGCGTGTGGCTTCGCGGAATGCGGCCTCGCGCTTGATCGATGCGGTCTTGCGCGGGTCCTCGATGGCCTTGCGCTTGTAGCCCTTGCCGAATGCGATCCCGAGTTCGTCCCTGTCGCGCTTGAGCAGGGAGAGCTTTTCAAGCATGCGGGTGAACATCGCCGCCTTGACGCGCGGGTCCTTGATGCGACTGGCGACGTTCATCGAAAGCGAATCCACGAACGCGGCCGGCGCGAGCGAGAATGAATCTTGTACCACCCACCGATGTTCGTGCTTGATTCCTGCCAGGAAGCGTGCGAGTGTTTCCGCGTCGCCCTTACCGGCGGCAAGGGCGGCATCCGTGGGAGTTTGAAGCTTCCGAGTAACGGGTGCCGCTTCTTCTTGCACTTCAAGCGCTTCAACGGAGTAAGCGGTATCGGATTGAATGTCCTCTCCTTTCCAGCGGATCACCGTCATCAAAACATGGTGGCGCGTTCCATCAGGGAAATCCGCCCAGGCGTAACGCTTGTGGACTTCTTGAGCCGTTGGCTTTCCCGTCGCGCTCTCCACGATGGCAAGTTTTGAATTCCGTAACAGGCCGGGCAACATTGCGGCGGCTTGAAAATGATGGGCAAGGACTTCTTTCCGCTTCACCACGCCCGTCTCATCAAAGGTCCTTCCGCCAATTAAAACATTACCCTCCGGTAACGGGATCGTTTGTCTCCATTCACTGCGGTGATCTTCCTCCCATTGTTTCCATCGATCCAGCCACTCGGATTTTTTCGCCGATTCAAATCCTTCAAACGGATCGCTTGCGATTTTCACCACCTCCGGTGCTTCGGTGATTTTTCTCAATCCCGGCCCGGCGGGCACCATGCTGAACGGCTCGTCCTCCGTGGGCGTGAACGCCTCCTGGCCGACAAGCGCCGCGTGTTCGTCGCGCACGGTGCCGTCATGTTCGGCCTGAAGATCGCGGCCGGTGAGCTTGTTTAGAAACGCCTCGTAGTCCGCCTTGTCCAGCGTGCCCTCGCGCAGCGCCTTCTTCATGGCCAGCGCACGGGCGGATGTGAGCCCGAGCACGCCTCGCGCGGCTTCCAGAAACGCGCGGAATTTGCGCGTGGCTCCCGGTGCCATGCGCGAGAGTGCGAGCAGGTTGCGCGATATGATGCCCGGCGAGATCCGCAGCGCCTTCGCGTCCTTGGCAAGCTTGCGGGTGCGCAGCAATTCGGATTCCAGAATGTGGGAGATCCCCTCGTTGAGCATGCCATCGGTAATGTCCGCATCGGCGATGCCCTCGGGCAGCAGGGCCAGCTTTTGCCCCTTGAGCATGCCGCGCTTGAGCACCTGCCCGCGCATCACGCTGTCCACCGCGCGCACGAAGCGTAACTTTTCGTCGCGCACGATTACGCCCGCCGCCTCCAACTCGCGCAGCATGCCGTGGCCCATTTCGTGCACGATGGTCGTGACGCTGGCACCCTGGAACAGGCGGTTGGTGAACGTGCGCACTTTCCCCCGCAGCTCCATCACGTTGCGGCCCAGCGCGACCATGGCCACTTCCCCGGTGCCGCCGTTGATTTGTTCATGCAGCGCCGCCTGTTCGTGGAATTGGTCGATGGCCCCGGGATCTTCCGCCGCGGCGATGGCTTCGGTGTAGCGGGTGCCCGTCTCGATGCTGTTGCGGGCCTGCCCGGTGGTGTCCATTTCCAGAGCCTCCGCGCCGCCTTCCAACAGGCTGGCCATGTAGGCCGTCTGATCGGCCCGGGATTCATCCATGGCCGCGCTGTGCGCGCGCATGACGCGCTCCGCGCCAGCCTGGTCAAGCCCGCTGGCCACCACCTCGCGCGTTTCCCCGTCGAGCACCGCGTAGCCGTCCGCGCTTTGGATCACCACGGGAACCACGCCGGATGCCTTGGCCTGGTTGGCGGTTTCCATTTGCGCCTTCATTTCCTCGGTGGCCGCCTTGGCGTCCGCGCTGTTCGGATCGTGGGTGGAAAGCACTTTATCGAGGGATGCGTTGCCGCTGTCCAACCCCTTGGCGGCTTCCAGGCGGAAGATATCGATATTCTCTTGGGGGATTCCCAAGGCCCTCAGCGCGACATCAGGTGCGTCCGTGAATGCCTTGACGCGTGAGTCGGCCCGGCTGCCGCCCGTCACCCCCATGATGGAGAGCGGCCCGACGATGGCGAAGGTCTCGATGGACTGCGCCCAGAAGCCGTCCAACTCGCCTCCCTTGCCCAGCCATTGCACGCCGCGGATGTCGAGAGCCAACGCCGTGCCAAGCTTGCGCACCATCGGATCGATATAATTCTGTCCCACCTCCTGGACGCCCTCTTCCAGCCAGCCCGCACCGAAGCGCGTCACGCCGCGTGCCAGCGGGCTTTTGATGCGGTCCATCATGCCGGTTAGAGCCTTGTCGAAGAACGGCAGGCGGCCGCGAACCAGCCCGGCCGTCAAACTGTCACCTATTAATTCCAAGGCCCCGCCGACGGGGGCCAGCACCGAGGCGTTGCCCTCCGCCTCCTGTTCGGATTGCCCTTGTGCGAGGAAGGTCCGGCGCAACGACTGATGATGATTCTCCGTGAGACTGGCGAAAAGCAAGGGCGACGCGTAGATCGCCGCGCCCACATTACCGAGCAGCCCGGGCAGCGCGTAGACCACCTTCTCCGGCAGGCGCTTCCAGTATCCCATGGAGTCGATCCCCGCCCCGTCCTCACCCGTCAGATAGCGGATCGGGTCATAGGTCTGCTGCTGCAACTCCACCACGTCCGCCACGAACGATTCGCGGGCGCGGAATTCCTTCTTTACCTCCAGATCCTGCTTCCGGTAGCGGTAGTTGAACTTCGCCTCCGGCCCGATCTCCCCCACGGGTGCCAGATCCAGCGCGCCCACCGCGCCCTCGTAAAGCATCCCGCCCACGTCGCGCCTGGCGGACTTGAAGAAGTTCACGAAGAATCCGTCCTGGTCGGTTTGCGAGAGTTCCTTGGAACGCACCCTGAGCGCGGCCAGGAACGGCTTGCGATCCGCCGGCGCGAGCGCTTCATACGCCGCGCGCGCGGCGTCCGCGTAATCCTCCTTAGCCTCGAAGGCGGAGAAAACCTTGTCGAGCTGCGGACGGAAGCGCGCTATCGTGTGCCTGACTTTGATCCGCGTATCGGTGTAGGCGACTGCTCGATCCGCAATGTCCTCCGGGGTGTCTCCGGGCATGCCGGCGATGTGATCTTTCTGCAACTTGAAAAATCCCCTCCGCCCGCTGGATCCCGTGTCGTCACGCGTGAGAATCTCATCCACGGCCGCGCGTTCAAGCGTCTTGTCCCAGACCGCTTTTTTGTCCCGGCGTTGCTGCGCGTCAGTCCGCAGCGCCTGGCGGAGCGATTCATCATCCCGCGCACCCGCGCCGCCGAATTGCTCCATGGAAAGCTTTTGGATCGCCAGCTTGCGGCCAAGGCCGGACGGCGGCACAGGCTCTTCACTGTGCAGATCGAGCCACGCGTCATTGACGGCGAGCAGATCCACGCGCGCCCGGCGCGGCCCCTCCGGCGTGCCGGTATCCGCCAGCACCTCCGCGTCGATGTTATCCATGCCTTTGAAGTAACGGTCCACCAGCTCCTTGCGGGTTTGCTCGTCATCCTGTTCCCACGGTGGGATGCCCGCAGGAGTTCCATGATAAGCCAGGCGGGTGTTCACCTGCGCCGCGTTGAGCGCGTCGGGCGTCGCCTGCGCCACACCCAGCAGCGTGCGGTTGGGATCGGCTGCGGATTGCGGGATGCCCGCGGTGAGATCCACGGCGGGAACATCGAGAGTGCTTTCAATCATGGGAGTGGCTTGTTTTGCATGCTCGCGACGGCCGTTTTCACCGCGTCATCAGCGCTGCCGGGATAGCCGTGCAGGAACAGCCATTGTTCCGCCTTGCGCCGGTTCTCCAAGCCCTTGGAGCGCTTGCCGTCCGAGTTGCGATAGAACGGCATGGCTTTTGCTATCTCGTTCACTCCCCGCGTGCCGCCAGCCAGCAGTTGTTCCAGGTCGCCCGTGTTGTAGTCGAAACTGGTCAACGCGTCGATTTGATGGGGTTCCAGATTGAGATGCTTGGTTTGTGCGATGACCCGCGCGCGATGCCCGGCAAGCTCCGTATCCAGCCGCTTGGATGCCTCCGCCTCGTCGATCACCTCACCCTCCTTGCTCCGGGTGCCGTAGCCGATGCTCCATTGTCGAACGTCCCAATAAGCCTTGGGAAAGAATTTCTTCGGTTCCCCCCCGGCCTCGATCTCCTTGACCATTTCCTTGAGGTTGCCCCCTTTGGGCACATCCGAAGTGTTTTCGTCCGCGCCTGGCGTGGCACGGCGGGCGCGGGCGGGCACCAGTCCTTCTTTCTTCGCCTTGCGGATATCCTCCTCGGTCAGTTCGAGAATCTGGTTGTCGATCTCCTCGACCGTCGCTTTCGGGTTGATTCTAACGTATTCCGCCACCTTCAGGCGGGCCGCACCCAGCTTGCGCCGGGCGGTGATCCTGCTTTCAAGCGCGGCGTCCACGGACTCCGGGTTCACGTAATCGATCTCCGTGGCACCACGGTAAATCGCCTCGCCGGTTTTCTGGACCAGCGGATCGATCCCTTCTTTTTCAAACCCGCGCTTGAGCCAGAGCCGCTGCACGGCCGCCGCGCGTTTCGCGTCGGTCTGTTTTTCAGGGTTCTCGCCATCCACGATTTCCGCGACCTGCGCCTTGTTCCACCCGAGCAGCGCGAGTTTTTCCCGGTCTTGCAGGAATCCGCCCTTGAGCGCTTCCGCCACGGTCATCTTGCCGGGCGTGTCGATGGACCCGAATTTGCCCGCCTTGTAATTCTCATCCAGCGCGAAATCGGCAATGTCCTTGGCGGTCTTGATTTCCTGCCACTTGCCCGCCCGCTTGTCCTTGATCAGGCGGTCCATTTCCTCGCGCGCACCGCTGCCCGCTGGCAGCGACTTGGCCGCGTCCACCAGGCGTCCGTAAACCGGATCTTCCTTGTCATCGGTCTCCGGTGTCCAATCGCGGATTTGCGAGGTGATCTCACCGACCTTCTCCGCCTGGAATTCCGGCGTCTGCTGGCGGGCCTTGAACTCGTCGGATTGGATGCTCTCCAGGTAATCCCCCACGCGCCGGCGCAGGGCCGGGCGCATCCACGCGGTGCGCGGGTCTTTCTCCACCTGATCCCGGCTGGTAAGCTCGCCGGATGCGGCCAGGTCATACGCCTGGTCGATGCCTGTCATGGTCTTTTCCTTCGCCGCGCCTTCCGCCATATTGATGCCCCACGACTCAAGCTCCGGGGTGGACCCCTCCGTTTCCTTGCGCCAGGCGCCGCTTTTCAGCCTGGCAAGAGCGGTATCGGGATCGCTCTTGAAGTCATCGAGCAGTCCTTGCTTGGCGCTTTCCAAATTCCATTCGTATTGCGCCTTTTGCACATCGGCGGGAGACAGGATGCCGCTCTCACGGCCCGCCCGCAAGGCGGCCGCATGGGCCGCCTTGTTACCGGTGGCCCGGTAATAGTCCAACGATTGCACGATCTGCTGGCGCGCCATTTCCACACCCTTGCTGGCGGCCCCGGCCTCAAGCTGGATCGTGCGCCGCGTGCGCCAGTCCGCGAAGCGCTCTTCCGCGCGGGCGCGGCCTTCGGGCGAGAGTCCCAGCCCTGCTATCCGGCTTTTCCAATCCCCCATTTTCTCGCCCAGTTCCTTCGGCCATTCCGCCGTGTCGCTGCGGGTGAGCAGGCTGTTTTGAAAATCGGCGGATTCCTTTTCGATTTGCGCCAGGTTGGCTTCCACCGCGCCCGCTTCCTCGTGCCGGCGCACGTCGGCCGCGATTTGCAGCCCGCGCTCGCCGATGGCGGCGATGGTCTCCCCGAAGCGCGATAGCGCGATACCGGAAGCCATGGCGGTCTGCGGGTTGGCCTGTGGCAGGCCGGGACCGGCATCGATGTAACGTGTGGGCGGGATGGGCATGGGATCAGTTGACGGGAGTGGATGGAGATCTTCCGGGCGGCGTAAGGCCCTTGGCCTGGAGAAAGCCCATGCCCGCGCTGGTGAGCCCCTGCGCCCCGGTGGCCAGTGACGTCGTGCGCAGCGCTCCGGCCTGCGTGCCGCCCTCCCACAGGCTCATTCCGGCCTGTGCCTGGAGATTGCGGGACTTGTTGGCCGCATCATAGCCGATGTCCAGGATATCGCGCTGCAAGGTCATGGCGGATTCCCCGAGCACGGCGAGCGGGCTGCCCTCCATGGCGAAGCCGGATTGCGCGATTGCCGCGCGCTGCGCGCCCAGAATGCGGGAATTCTCGCGCTGTTTGCGCCTGGCGTTCTCAGCGGCCACCGCGTTGACGCGCCGGGCCTCCTCCTTGGCGAGATCCGCATTGTATTCGCCGGTTGCTTCGGCTGCTTTCGCCGCCTGTTGCTGGCCGTAGACGGCCACGCCGGTTCCGGCGACGGCTGCGGCTGCGGTGATGTAGGGAATGAGCGGAATGAACCAGGGCATGGCGGGCGGATTTCAGGTGGGTGAGAGGGTGGCGAAAACCGGGCTCTCCCCGGGCTGGAAACCCAGCCGCGCGAATTGCCGGGTGAGAGAGCGTGAATGCGTGAGGGTCATCATCGTGTGATAGCCAAGGTCCCGGGTGATTTTCTTGAGCAGGTCCACGGTCGGGCGGATCGAGCGGGCCACCTCGCGCGGTTTTGCGTCCGGGTTGGCCACCGGCCAGAGCAGCGAGCACAGGCCGCACGAATTGTCCATGCTCACCCAGGCGGCGAACAAATCCTTGTCCCCTTCACTGGCGATCACGCCGAGCATGGGGACGCACTCGCACGGCGTGGCGGGCACACCGTGGCGGCACCACCATTTTTCGACCATCGGATAGTCGCGGCCCTCGTCGTATGTGCGCAGCTGGATCATGTCATTTCTAGTGAATAGCGCAGCACCATGGCCTGCACGGCGGCGGGAAGGGGTTTGCGCATGCGCAGGATGCAGGTGACCTCGCGTTCGGTGCCGCCCTTCAGCCATTCCTCGTGCAGTCCGGTATGCAGCGCGGCCGGAGCGTCCATGAGATCCTCCGTGGTTGAGAAAACCAAATCCGAGTAAGTGGCCCCGCCATCCACGGACACCTGCACGCCGCCGGTTTTCCAGAACTGGAACATGGCGCGGTGCATGCGTTTCTTTGCAGCCTTGCTGAGGGTTTGGGGATCGCCGGTTTCCAGGTAAGTGGGTTCCAACAGCGCGATGTATTCCAGTCCCACGACCACTGTTTCCGCCACCGCATCCAGGGTGATTTGCCCGCTAACCACCCCTAGATTCGGATGGACCGCACCATCCGCCAATACGGAAACCCCGCAACCTTCCAGATGGTCCAGCCCCGTGATGACCTCGCTGGCCTGCCCGGTGAGAACCAGCGCGCAATCCGCGAACACGAGTTCTTTTTCCTCGCCGCCTTTCATGGCGTAAACCTGGTCCGGCACGAAGCGCTCGATGTAGCGCACTGTGGCATTGTTGACCGTGCGCACGGTGCTCACCCACACATGGTCATCCTCGCCCGAGCCCGCGACCACCGCCAGCGACTCGAACGCCCCGTCCGTGACATGGCGGCACCACCCGGCCACGTTCTGGCCGCGCTCGTAGGTGAGGCTCAGCAGGTCGCCGCGTTCCGTCACACACCATACCCGCGCTTCCGGATTGCGGGAAATGGCGATTTGGGTCATGCGCGCGTCGCCAAGGTGTTCGGCGAGCATGGTCAGATCGTTGGCGGCGTAGCCGTCGCGCTCCAGCGACCACGAGTATTCGCGCAGCTTGCGCTGTGAATGGCTGATAAACACAATCGAGTCGTTCACCGCGCGCGCCTGGATAGGCGCGGTGCCAAAAAGCGTGTTGCGCCGCAGCTTCGGGATATCCTCGCCGGGCCGCTCGCCCAGCACCCACTCGCCGGCGCTGGTGCCGATGATCAGAAAATCCTGCGACACGCACCATTCGATGGTCGCCGCCTCGTCGGCCTGAAGGGTATACATCACCGCGCGGTCGGCGGCGGCCGCTACGCGGAAATCCTCATAGGAATCCACCGCGCTGCCCCACAGGGTGGTCGGCTTGGCCGTGGTGCCGCCGAAGAAAAGCCGCGCCTGGTGGAGTGTGACCGCGCGCGGGTATCCATTGCCCCCGCACCACGCCGGTTCCTCCCAATGCCGGGTGGCCGAGGATTCCAGCAACTGGCTTTTCACCACCCCTTTGAGCAGGGTGGTGGAGACGTATTCGGTGATCTCCACGATGCCCGCATGATCGGGCGCGCCTGCCTGGAGTTCAGCGCGGATGCCGGGCGCGACGTTGGAGGCACCTTCGCACAGCGCATAGTTGAGCCGCAGGAACACCGGCACATCCTCGTTGCCGGTAAGCAGTTGGTTAACCTCGCTTTCGCTCGAAACAACCAGGTTGTGGGTCTCCCAGTTCACCTGGTCATCGCTGCGCTCGACAAGCACCGTGGTTTTCCACGCACCGCTGCCATTGCCGGTTGCGTTGGTCTGTGCGGACCACTCCCCCAGGACATACAGCGGAGCCGTGATCGCGCCCGCCGTGCCCGCCGTCACGTTATTGAGCTTGATTTCTCGGGTGAGGTCGTCGCGCTTGTGGGAAACCACCCACTTGGACCCCACATGGCCGGCTGTGAAAAGAGCGCTCGAACAAAGCAGGCCCACCGTCTGGCCCACAGCCAGCTTTTCATAATCGCCCGCCGCCACATCATACGTCGTTTGCTTCCAGAATGCGTCTCCGTAAGGCTGTGAACCGGGTGCCACTCCATCCTGCAACCCGGACTGCCACGATGTGCGGACGTAGTATTTCGAGTTGTATTTGACCTTCTGGCCGGTGGTGTAATCCACCGCGGCGGAATAGGCGGCGGGCTCGCCGTAGAGTGATGTGGGGATCCACGCGCCCACCCGCCACCAGGTGGGGCTCGATGCGGGCGTGTGGTTGGCATTGGCCGCCTGGAGCGAGGTATAGTAAAGCCCGCCACTCTTGCGTGTGACCCCCTGGCCGACCGAGGCGGATGTCCAATCCGCCGGTTCGCCCGCCTGATAGATATTGTCGTCCGCGATCCACAGCACTCGCCGCCACCAGGTGGGGTTTGTCGCCGGGGTGTGGCCGGTGTTGGAGCCGGCCAGCGAGACGTAGTGGATACCCGCATCCGTCACGTAAGCACCGAGTGCGTAGGTCCCTCCACCGTAGGTAGCCGGTCCGAACAGATTGTAATACGCCACAAGCGGCGTGATGGTGGCCGTGGTGATATTGGGCCCCACGGTGGCGGGCCAGGCGTCGGCCACCCGGTCGATGCGCCAATCGGTTTCCGCATAGCGGGAAATCACACGCGGGAAGTGATCGGGATGCGCGATGTAACAAAGATCGTTCTGTTGGACGAACTGGAGCTGCCCGAGTTGCGCGGTGGTGTAGGGAGTGACCATTTCGACGGGCACGTCCGTCACGCACACCAGCGCGGCATCCTCCGCGTTCCAGACGCGCATGAGCAGGTGGGAGAACTCCAGCAGGTAATGCGTGTCGCTGTCCACGGTGAACGCCACCAGGCGCACGGCGCTGTCACTCGCGGCCGCCGCTCCCAGGTATTGCGTGCCCGGCCGCCGGAACGCTCCGCCGTAGATATTGGGCGTCATGTTCTGCAAGGTGCGGCAGCCCATCCGGTATTTGTCCAGATCCACGCGCGGATCGAGCCACGGCGAGAGCTCGCCCGCGTTGAAGCTGATCCGGCGGTCGATGATTTCGGGCATCAGGAAGGAAGTTGATAGGTTTCGGGATTGCGCCCGGTGCCGCGCGCGCGCAGCAGGCGGGAGCGCGAGAATACTTTCTGCCAGCGCGGATTGCGCCCGGTGCCGCTTTCCTGCGCGTCATGCTGGCGGGCCTCGCCCAGCGCCTCGCGGAAGAGCCGGGCGAAGGTGATGGCCTTTTCCTCGCTGCCGGTGAGCGGCAGGGCGATCTTGCCCGCCAGGCGCACCGCCATCGCATTGGCTAGCAGCCCGTCCGCGTAGCCGATGGTGATGCGCCGGATGTAGCGGATGGATACCGAGTCCTCGTCACTGGCGAGCTTCAATCCCTCCACCTCGAAGAACTCGCTGGAATCCTCGTATTGCTCGCCGTTGACTTCCAGCAGCCGGATAAAGTCTCCCGGCAGGTCGTAGTAGAAATCATAACCCGCCACCGGGGCCGTTGAGTTTCTGGCCAGCGTCACGCGTTCGGTGGCGCAGTTCCACCGGCCCATGCGCAGCGTTTCGTCCATGGCGGACTGGATGAACTGGCGGCACACCCGCGCGGGCTTGCTCGTTTCGCTCTCGATGTCGGAAATCGGCAGCTCTCCCAGGAGCGCCAGGGCGTGGTTGGCAAGATCGGTGTTGGTGGTCATAAGGAAAACGGGCGGCGGACATCGGGAAAGACATCCGCCGCCCGGTTAGGGTTGCTATAAGTCGGGCGAACTCCTCTCTTACAGACACTTGTAGGCCAGAATGACGTAGATTTCCCCCGCCTCGATGGTCGCGGTGAAGGTGGCCAGCGTCATGATGATGATCGAGGTGTCGGTGGTGGACACTCCGGTCGCGGCGACGGGGATCGGGTTGGCGAGTCCGTTGGGCAGCGGGGCCAGGGCAAGGAAGTCAACCACACCGGTCGAGGCGCAGTTGGCACCGTCGCAGTAGCGGTCAACGTCCACGATGTCACCGATATCGATGGTGAGGGCACCGGAGGTCGCGTCATCGGTCACGATGAGTTTGGACAATTCCGGCAGCACCATGGCTCCGGGTGGCAGCTTGCAGAGGGTGATGACATCGGTCGCCACATTGGCTGCATCGATGACAACTTTGATGCGTGCTGTTTGAACATCGCCCCCGAGTTGACGCTTGTCGTCGATGCGCGAGCTGAAGTTCGCGCCCGCGGCGAGTTGCGCGGCGTATTGAACGGATTGTGTGGTTTTGGCCATATGATTGTTTCGTTAGATCGTCGTTTTGGTTGGTTGGTTTAGCGGGCCGGGAGCGTGGTCACTCCCGGCCCGGATTGGTTCAGAAGTCCTCGTCGCACAGGATTTGGATCACGCCCTCTTCATCCAGGCGCAGGCCGCCCCATCCCCATTCCGTGCGCAATTGCACGTCGTGGCGCTTGGTGGGCAGCTCATCCACCCATGATTGCGGGTTTTCCGCGATGCCGAACACCACCGAGTTGCGCGCGTAGGCGTAACAGGTGCGCACCTTGTTACCGTCAATGGCCAGCAGGCTGGGCGAAACGGCCTTGACCGCCACTCCCATCAGGTTGACCACCGTGCCGGTGTGCAGGCGGCGGATTTCCGAGTAATCCGCGCTGGTGAACTGGGTCTCGCGCAAGAGGGACGCCACCTGGTTGTGGCTGATGACGAGCACCACCGGCGAGTTGTTTTCCACGTCCTGTCCGGTGACATCGTTGCTGCCCAGAATGCGGCAGACCTCGATCATCTTCTTGAACGTCATGTTGTTGGCGGTCTCGGCGGAGCCGAAATCCACCGCGATTTGCTGCCCGGCCGGGAAGGTGATGCCCGTGGCACCGGTCTTGCCGGACTGCACGGTTCCGCCAAGCGCGGCGATGAGCGTGCTGTCCATGTCACGGCCGGCGGCGGCGAGTTGCTGGCGCAGGATGGCCGCGTGCGGACTGCCCACCGTGCCGAGCTGCAGCACCTCGCGGCGGTCCACGATGTGCGCGGCATCCGAGAAACCGACATACAACCACCGGTATTCGGTGTCGATGTCATCCGGGTTGGTGTCGCCGAAGCGCGTGGTTATCTTGCGGGCGGAGAACGGCGCGATCTTCTGATAGCGCTTGGAATCGCCGTGGATGATCTCCGTGTTGACGTAGCCGTCGAGACGGGAGCTGAGTTGTTGGACGCCGAGACGCCACTGATCCGAATAGAGCAGCGGGAAGCCATCGGGAATGTTGGATGTGTAAGCCATAAAAGTGTTTTCTGATAGGATGGATAGAAGCAAACGATTGGTTCCGAGTATCCGCACTCGCGGGTCGCCTGATTTTGTCAGGGTCGCGCCGTCCGGGTCGCCATCGCTGGCGAGTGTCCTATGGCTCAGACGCGGCGAGAATGCCTCCGCCGCGCGGGTCCGTCCATTTCCCTGCTAGGAACTCGCGGGAAGGAATCACCTGGCACCGGCGCGGCGCTTTTGCTGGTTGGCTTCCAGCGCGTAGAGTTCCTGCACACGGGCGGCCAGCGCCGGGTCGCGCTGCCACTGCGGGTTGGCCCGCATGATCGCCTCGCCCTGCTGGCGCGGAGACATGCTGCCGCTGGCGGCCTCCGCTCCCACGCCCGGCAGTGGTGCCTCGCGCAGGTTGCGGCGGCTATCATCGATCAGGCGCACGATCTTCGGATGGGAAAGCGCCGCCTGAAGAATCGGATCGGCCAGTTCCTCCGGCTCGAAGCGGGTTTGCACGTAGGCGCGGTTGGCTTCCAGCCGCGTTTCGTAATCCTTGCCCCACTCGGACTTGTAGGTCTGCTCGCTGGCCTGGATGAAGGAAACCACCCGGCTGTTGAACTGGTCCGTGGCCGCACCCGCCTGTGCCGCCACGGATTCCATGTGGCGCTGGAGAAGCTCCTGCGCGGCGGCCTGCGGCACGTGGTGGCGGTGCATGATTTCCGCGTAGCCCTTGGCTGTCTCGTCGCTCCATTCCACACCCGGCGGCAGGGTGGCCGGTTTGAGTTCGTAGGCGTCCGGAGAGTCGGGAACGCCGGCATCCTTGCGGTAAAGCGAAATATCCTCATCGGTCGCGCCGGGTTTGGGGTAGGAAATCCCGGTCTTTTTGCCGACGTATCCCAAAGTATCGTCCAGCACCTTGAACAGGGTGGTCTCGTCCTTGGCCAGCGCCGCCTTGGTGGCCAGGCGCTCGAAGCCCGCGGTGCGCAGGCTTTCGGTCCACCCTTCGGCGAACGTGCCGTCCTTCTGGATGTGGTCGCCGAAAAACCGTGTCGGCGTGCCTGCGGGCGGTGGTGTGCCTGCCGCTGGCGCGGGAGTGCCGCCGCCAAGGAATGGCGCGGGCGCTGCTACTGGTGCGGGTGTCGGGGTTGGTGTTCCTGCCGCAGGCGCGGCGGCCGGTGTTGCTGGTGCTGGTTCGCTCATATGGGGAAAGGATCACCCGGGCGGCAAAGGCCCAGGCAGTAGCGGAGACAGGAACGCTCTTGCTCGTCGAGCGCTTCCAGTTCCTCGCGGGTGGCGTGGTCCGCATACCACACGGCCACGCCTGGCGATTTCATGCCGATGCCGGTATGCGGCGGGCATGGTGGCCTGCCCTTGGACGGCTTGGCAGGAACAACCGGCTCCGCTGGCATGATCTGGTAATTCTCCGCGATCCATGCGTCCACAGCGGGGCGCAGCCCGCCCTTGCCGGGAAACATTTGAATAGCTCCGGAGGCTCTCACCTTGCCGATTTTCTCCTCGTCGTTGTGAATGATGCCGTCTTGGATCGTGATCATAATGGCAGGATGTATTGAGGGTTGCCCTTGCGGCAGAGTTGCAGGATGTGGCAGATCACCGCGCGTTCGCCGTCGCGGATGCCCGCGCGGATCGCGTTGACCTCGCCGCGCTCGGTCGCGATGTGCACCCGGCCCAGCAGGTCGAAGCGCTTCACCAGGTGCCCGAGCACCTCGCGCCCGCTTTCGGTTCCGAACACGTCGGCGAATACCTGCCCGAGGCGGTCCGCGTCCTTCACGTGCTCCGCCTGCTTCGTGCGCAGCGCCTCCATGCGTTCGTTGAGTTCGCTCATTGGGGAAGTTGTTTGCCCAGTTGATCCTGGATTTGCGGTGGTGCGCCGCCGATGTTTTTAGCCACTTGGGAAGCGGCCTGCGCCTGTTCAAGCTGCGCCTGCTGCGCGCGCGCGGCGGCACGGTCGGCCGCCATCTTCTCGATTTCCTTCTTGGAGCGGATCCAGCTTTCCAACAGCCCCGCATTGCGGGCCGTGTCGCGCACGATCACCGGCATGTTGAGCGCGTCGATCGCGTCCGGGTAAACCTGGAGCATCGGCCCGGCGAGCTGCATGTATTCCATCAGGCTGCTATTCTGGCGGGCCTGCATGGCCAGCATGATCCGGTTCTTGTAGAGCACGGATGGAGTGGCCACTCCCGCGCGGCCCGCCTCGATGGTGCGCAGCACGGAGGCCGGCGGATTGGGAAACTTCCCGGCCCGCAGCAGCACCGCGAACACCCGCGTCAACACCGGATCGAGCATCTCGGAGACCAGCCGCCCGAACACCGGCGAGAACTGGGAAAGCTTCTCACCCGCCGCGTATGCCGCTTCCGTCGCGGTGAGCGGACTGGAGCCCGCGCGGCTGGCGAACAACTGGAAAAGATCCACGTGGAAAGCCCGTTCGATTTGTTCGCGCTTGTCGGCCATGCGGTCCTTGGCCACGTCGTAGCGGGACGTGGTGTTCCACTCCTTGAGCGATGCCACGGAGTTCGGATCATTGGAATCCACGTAGGTGATTTCCAGCGCGCCAAGCGCAACCTCGCCCTCAAGCGAGGATGGCGCGATCACCGGCGGGAATACCGCTTTCTCCGCAGCCACATCGGCCAGCTGGTTGAGGAAATTCAATTGATGCGCGTCGCCGCAGGCCGTGGTGCCCGGGCCGAATCCCCACACGCACTGCCCGAATCTCCGGTAACGGTGCACCGCAAAGGGAAATTCGGAGTAACCGTCATCCGCCACGATTTCCTTGCTCCCCTCGTGCACGACGAGACTCACCCACGGCCGCTTGTCCTTGTCAGGCGCGTCGGGCTTGGGATCTTCCATGCGCTGGAACACCGCGTGCACGAACATGCACGGTTCGGTCTTGCCTTCCGCCTTGCCCACCTTGGCGCGGATCGTTTCGGGCAGTTTGTCCGCGCCGAATTCCCCCGCCGCCTGGTCGGGCGTAAGCGATAGATCCCGGTAGAATCCGTTGACGCGCCCCTTGGCGTCCTCCGTGATGTAATAGGTCTTGATCGGCTGGTGGCGGAAGTGGATTTCCCCGTGATCGTCGATGTCCCCGCAGAAAAGCGCCGCCGTGCCGAAAACCGGAGAGCTGATGAGAACCTCCTGCCCCTCCTCGTAGAAGTTGCTGGCCTCCAGATTCTCCCTGGCCGTCTCGCTTGCCTTGCGGTAGAAGGAAACCGCGTCGTCATCGTCGCGCAATTCCGCGGGTGCCAGGTATTCGAACCAGATTTCCTCCCGTGGAATTACGAGGGATGCCAGCCCGTTGGCCAGGATGAGCGCCGCGCGCCGCCCGGTGCTGTCGTAAACCGCCTTCGCGGAAAGAATGTCGGGAATCCCTCCCGTGGCCATCAACGAGAACGGCATGAACGAAGCGGACAGTTCGTCCCAGTGCTGTTCCAGAGGCTGCCGCGTCTTCTTGAGGGCATCCCGGCACGCAATGACTTCCTGTCCGGTCATGTCAGGAAATTCCCAGGTAGGACGTGCCTTGGCCCGAGTTGCCCAGGGATTGCCCTGGCGCGGCGGAAAGGAAGGATTTGCGGTAGCTCGACTTGCGCCGCGCGTCGAGCATGGCGGCGTCGCCGGCGGAGTAGGCGTCGGCGGTCTTGGGGATCGCCGGGGCGGGCGGCGGTTCAGGCGGTTTCGGTGGTGAGCTGCCCATGCGCGCGAGAATGCGCCCGGTTTTCCCGCGCCGTCCATTTCCCTGCTAGGAACTCGGCGGCGCGCTCCCAGCGCAGGCGCACCAGGCGTCCGTCGCGGTGGAAGGCCGCCCACGGCAGCCTCAGCCGGTCCGCTGCGGGCAGATGGGTGGGATCTCCGGCGAACAACCACACGAACCAACAATCACCGAGGGGATCGGTCTGCCTTATGTCCAGCAGCCGGGATTCCGGCCAGTCATGGCGCACCTTGCGCGCCAGCGCGAACATTTCAGGAGTGCTCCACACGTAGCCATGCAGAAAATGCGCCTCCACCACGTGGACAAACGGGGTTTCCGGGCAGTGTTCCAGGTGCCAGCGGGCGGCGCGCGCATAGGGTGTCTGATTCATAGGGGTTGGTAGCGCCCGGCGCTCGCGGTGCGCTGGCGCAGGTGTTGCGGCCGGTGATCGCGGATGGCTTCTGAATGGCCTTTGAGCATGCCATTGAGCATGCCTTCCCCCATCACGCGGAATGCGTCCGCATGGTGGGAGCTCCAATCATGCACCGGCACGGACGTTACGTGATCGCCGCCCCGCTCGTGGCGCGTGTGGTAGCTTTCCAGCGCATCCACCAGCCGCGCGCAGCGGGTCTTGTGGATGAGCATGCGCGGGAAGAATTCCGCCGCCTTGTTGATGCCCGGCCAGATGTCCTGGCAGCGCGGCACGATGCGGATGCCGTAAAGCTCCGCCTCGCTCATCTGCTGCTGGAAGTTCTTGCCGCTCTTTTCCTGCGCGGCCGCGTCGTGCGGGAAGAGGTGCCCGGCGTAAGGGTAGCCCTTGCCGTTCATGTGCGCCACCCGCGATACGGGCGAGAATTCCAGATCCGAATCATGGTCGATGATGTGGATCTCCCTGCCCACGAACTGCCAGTAAATGCACACCGTGTTCTTCGGGCTGCCCAGATCCCACGATGTCCAGACCGGCTGCGCGCGGTCCCACGGGAAGTCCTTGATGCGCTCTTCCTCCATCATCTCGCCAATGAACCGCGCGTAAACCGCGCCCGGCATGCCAACCGAGAAGTCGCATTCGTATTCCTGCCGGTAGATGTCGTCCGGGGTGGACTTGCGGATGTCGTCGAGTTCATCCTGCGGGATGATCCCGCTTTCGCTGGCCCGCAGCACCAGCGAATACCACGCCTCGTCTCCGCAGGCGTGCCGGTGCGTGCGGTAGAACGCATTGCGCCCCTTGGGCGTTCCGATGAAGGTCGCCCAGCCGTTGTAATCGGAAAGCGTCGGGCGTATCACGCTGGTCCATGCCAGCGGGTCAATGTCCGCGCTCTCGTCGATGACCACCCCGTCAAAATACAGCCCGCGCATCCGCTCATAGGAATCCCCCGAGTAAAGCCGTATCATCGCGCCGTTTGGCAGTGTGACGGACAAATCCGCCTCGTTCACCTTCACCCCGGGAACCGGTGCCAGGAACCTCTTCAGGTATGGCCACGCGATGTCCTTCGCCTGGTCGCGCGTCGGGCCCACATAGGCGTAGCGCAGCGGCGGGCCTTTGCGCTTGTGTGTGGTCGCGCGGAAGATCAGGTCCTGGATACACGCGTAGGTTTTTCCCGCGCGCCGGTGCACCACCAGGCAGGCCCAGCGCTGCACCCGTTCCAGATACGCCCGGAACGCCGCGCGCGGGCGAATGTCCAAGGTCACTTTCACTCGCGGGATTCCTCGTTGCCGCCGATCACCGCCACGATGTCAATCGATCCGCTATGATCGATGTCCAGCCGCTCGCCGTAGCGTTTGGGGTCCCACTTCGCCAGCAGCTTCAGGCGGGTTTCCACCCGCAACCGGCGGTGTCCCAGCATGTCGGCCCGTTTGATTTCGGTCCCCCACTCCTTTTCACACTCCTCGATTCCTTCTTCCGTCGTGTCGGCGATCCTCAGCGCGTCATGCGCTATCCGGTCAAATCCAACTTCCCTCGCGTGCGCGATATTAACAGAAAGATCCGCGTCCTTCGCGCTCCATGCTCTGACCAGCCCGTGAGTCGGCATGTCCGGGGAATCGCAGAGCACGGTCAGCGGGGTTCCCTTGGACAGCCCGGAGAGGATGCGCCGGATCACGGCGGGGGTGCGCTTGGTCGGGCGGCCGGTCTTCTTCTTTTTGGCCGCCGGTTTTTTCGGGGTGGGGGCTTTCATTGGAAGATCTTGCACAGGGCGGACGCGCCGGAAGGCGATAGCCGGTAGGTTTTACGGCCGCGTTTCTCGCTGCGGGTCTCAATGCACCCCTGGTCGCGGCACATCAGCAGGCACTTCCATGTGCCCGAGGTGCTCAGGCGGGTTTCGTTGACGATGTCGCGCAGGCGCATGTCGCCGTGTTGGCCCAGTGACATGAGCACCAGCAGTTGGCCGTCCGACCATTTCTGTTCGAACTTCCGCATGATCAGATCGCGGGGTGACATGGCGGGCGCTATCGCACACGTGTTGCATCTGCAGGTCAAGTGCAAAATCAGATATGCGGGCTGGCGGATTGCTACCGGAATCGGGCGGATCGGTAGCAATCGGTA